GAGAGAAGGGCAGGGAGTCTGAAACACCATACGCTAGAAACATGATTGAAGCAGGACTTGATGCCCTTACAAAAGCACTGAAGTTATACGTTGAAAAATCTATGACAGGACAGGCAGGAGTCAGGGCTGTAGCTGCAAAATATATAGCTCAGTTCCCTGACCTTGACGTAGTTTCTTTTATTGCTTTTAAAGTAATCATAGATAACACATCACTTGAAAAACCTACAACAACAATCGCTATAAACATAGGTCAAATGTTAGAAGATGAAATGCGTTATACAATCTTTGAACAGCTAGACCCAAAACATTTTAAGAACATCAAGAGACATACCAGAGATACAAACCATACTGGTTACAAAAAGAATATGGTTAGAACTCACATGAGTAAGAAGGGTATAGAGTTTGAGACATGGAAGAAGGAAGACAAGTTAAAGATAGGTCTAGTTCTTATTGATCTAGTAATGATAAACGTAGGTATGGTCAAGATGATTAACAAGAGAGTAGGTAAGAGTCTGTTATCTTGCTTAGTCTTTACTGAAGTAACAATGAAGTGGATACAGAAGGGGCGAGCTAATCGCATAGCTGCATACCCACAATACTTACCTTGCTATGACAAACCCAAACCATATACAACATTATCTGATGGTGGTTTTTATACTGAGAGACTTAGAACAAAAGCTATTAAGACTTCTAATCCTGAGACATTAAAAAGGTTACAAGAAGAAAACTTAACAGTATGTCTAAAGGCTCTAAACCTTGCGTCAAGTACAGCGTGGGGGGTAAATAAATTTGTGTTTGATACTCTTGTATATTGTTGGGAAGAAGGTATAGAAGTAGGGGGTTTAATAAATAAAGAACCACTAGAGTTACCACCTAAACCTGATGACTGGAATGATAAGGAGAAGACAAAGACATGGAGATACCACGCAGGTCTTACACATGATACTAACCACAAGAACAAAGTCAAAAGGTATCAGATACTATCAATCATTGATACCGCAAAAAAATTTCTTGGAGAAAAATTTTATCACGTTTACCAAATGGATTTTACTTCTAGGTTTTATCCTGTAACTGCACACTTCCACCCACAAGGAACTGACATAGCCAGAGCCTTGCATCAATTCTATGAAGGTGGAGAGATCAAGACTAAGAGACAACTAGACTGGTTAGCTATAGCAGGAGCTAATGCTTTTGGTATGGGTAAGTGTAGCTATGAAGAGAGACTAGAGTGGGCGTACATAGAAGGACAAGACTATGCAGAACAAGTAGCACTTGACCCTATAGAGAATCTAGATATATGGGGTAATGCTGCTGACCCATTCCAGTTTCTTGCATGGTGTAAAGAGTGGCATGACTTTATGCAAGTGGGAATGAACAATGGTTTTATCTCACGTTATTGTTGTTGCCTTGATGGTACGAACAATGGCTATCAACACATAGCAGGACTGGTATCTTGTAAGGAATTAGCAGGCAAGGTTAACTTACAATACAGCAAACAACCGCAGGATTTATACAAAGAAGTATTAGATAAAGTATTACTCTTACTCAAGAACGACACAACAATACAGGGTCAACTTTGGTATGGCCATAGAAATAAATTAACTAGGAAGTTTATAAAGAAACCAGTGTTGATGATACCTTATAACTCAACTACCTTTGGCATAGCTAATCATGTGGAAAGATATTTTGTTAATGAGAATTTTTATCTAGCAAAAAATTTTAAGAACAACTTTTATCTTGCAACAATTATTGAGACTGCTGTAAGTATGATTAGTCCTGAGAGTATAAACCTGCTGAAGTATCTATCAAAGATAGCTGTATGTTTTAACAAAGAAAACAAAACTATATCATGGCATACACCCTCTGGTTTTTTAGTACAGCAAAAGTATTACGTCAACAACAGCAAAATAATAAGAACCAAGTTAAGCAACTCAAGTATGAGATTAAACTTAGCTGAACCTACACTACAGGTTGATAAAAGAAAACAGGCTCAAGGATTCCCAAGTAATTATATACATAGCTTTGATGCTGCCCACCTACAGTTAACTTTGGTTGAAGCAAGCAAGATGGATATTAACCAGTTCTGTATAATACATGATTGCTTTGGTAGTCCTGCTGCTGATCTTGATAGACTGATTGAATGTGTGAAGCAGACATTTTTCTACATATATAGTGACAATAATTTAGACAACTTACATCATCAAGTAGCAGAACAACTTAGTGATACAAAGGGATTACCACCTGCACTACGCATGGGAGACTTTGATATTACAGATGTGTTGACAGCACCATATATATTTACATGACAAGTAATCGAGGTACAATAAATATACGTCTTAGATAAGACGAATTACACGCATACACTCCAAGCAAAATGGAACAAATTAATTCGGAGACTATTAAGATAGTCACTCCTGTTGGTACACGTTTTAGGTACTCATGGTTAGTCACACCTGATGAATATAAAGGTGTTGAGAAATGGAAGACTGAAGCTATCGTACCTGTTGGCGAAGCTAGTCAGAAAATAGCACAACAGTTAGAGGACTTGATTGAAGGGTGGAAGGCACAGCTAAAGGCTGCGTTTCCTAAGAGAGAGTTTACTCTTACAAAGAGTCAGAAGACTGGTAAGCCTAGCTTCCCTTGGTCGTTTGAAGACGAGGGTTTAATCATACGATTAAAGAAAAATGTAATAGGTAAGAAGGGTAAGCTTAGTCCTATCACTATGTTTAAACATGACCCTGCGACTGGACAAAACTTGTTGATGACTGAAGAACAAAGACATGAGATGGATAAGATAAGTCCTGAAACTACAGGTCAAATATCTTTCCTAGCTTCAGGCTATGACGCAGGTGCTAATGGTGTTGGCATTAAGTGTATGCCATTATCCATTTGTTTCAGAGAGATAGTTCCTTTCAATGGTGGAGCTAGTGACTTTGAAACAACTGAACCTGCAAGCTATGAAGAAAAAGAAACAGTCAGTTCAGGGGCAGACTTCTAAATACAAGAGTCAATTTGAAAGTCAATTTGCTGACGACCTAAACAAAAAGAAAATTATCTTTACCTATGAAACACTCAGCATTGACTATGAAATTACTTGCACCTACAAGCCTGATTTTATACTCAACAATTTTATTGTTGAAACGAAGGGCTACTTCTCAAAGGAAGATAGACGAAAACATCTTGCGATTAAGAAGAAACGACCCGACCTAGATATAAGGTTCTGTTTTCAAAATAGCAGAACCAAACTATCTAAAGCTAAGAACTCTATCTCGTATGCCAAATGGTGTACGAGACATGGGTTTCAATACTGCGACAAATTTATTCCTGACTCTTGGTATGCCTAGCTATCCTTTACCACCAAACCCTAAACTTGGTTGCACAATCTATGACGATTACAAACGTGTATGGGTTGTATGGAACGGAAGTGAGTGGGTAGATATAGTCCTTAACGAACACAGATGCAAGTTAGATAATGAAGAGTCAGTACAAGATTAAAGAAGTTTGCCCTGAGTGTGGCAAGAAAAACTGTGCGGTCTTTAGTGATGGACATAAACATTGTTTCACTATGGACTGTGGCTATACCTACTACCCCAACAAGAAAGAAAAGAAAGTGACTATCATTCCACTACGAAAACAAAACCCCAAACTATTAAAGGTCACACCTATAGCTTTAGCTAAACGTGGAATCACTAAAGAGACTTGCGAACTATTTGGTTATGGACAAGCAGAGTTCAGAGGTCAGCCTGTTCAGGTTGCTACGTATAAAGATCAGAAAGGTAATGACGTAGCACAACACGTTAGGTTTGCTGACAAAAAGTTTGCTTGGATAGGAGACATATCAAACGTACAACTATGGGGTCAGCATCTATGGAGACAGCATGGTAGTAATGGTTCAGTGTTTGTCAGTTGCTTTGAAGGAGAGATCGACTGCATGAGTGGGTCACAGATACAAGGCAACAAGTTTCCCTGTGTATCTATTCCGTCAGGTGTACAGTCAGCAGCTAAGTATCTAGCAGCAAACTACAAATGGTTAGATACTTATTGTCGTATAGTTCTATGCTTTGATAATGATGAAGCAGGTAATAAAGCAGCAGAGAAATGTATGGAAGTCTTACCCAAAGGTAAGGTTGCCATAGCAAGACTAGATCGTAATGACGTAAACGATCATCTTGTATTAGGCGAAGGAGATATAGTACAGGAAAGATTATGGAAGGCTAGACCAGTTAGACCTGACTCTCTTATTAATGCAGCAGACGCATGGGATTTGTTTACCAGAGAAACAAGTAAAGCTATAACAGACTTTCCCTTTCCAAAGTTAAATGAATTTACCAGAGGTTTATTTCCTAGCCAACTGTTCACAGTAGCCAGTGGTAGTGGGGCAGGGAAGTCCACGATATGTAGAGAATTTTGTCATCACTTTCTTACTCAAGGAAATGGATTGAAAGTAGGTTACATAGGTTTAGAAGAGTCAGTACAAAGAACACTTCAAGGTTTAGTAGGTATTGACTTAAACGTACCTTTGCACTTAAATGAAGATGTCATAAAAAAAGAAGAATTGAAGGTTGCGTTTGATAGGTTGACTTCAACTCGCAACCTTTTTCTTTACAATCATTTTGGTAGTCTTGACCCTGATGTATTGCTAGAACAGATAAGGTATCTAGCAACTGTAGATAAAGTACAAGTAGTTATCTTAGATCACATATCAATCGTTATGTCTGGTCTTGAGTTAGACAATGAACGCAGAGCTATAGATGTAACAATGACTAAGTTAAGAAGTCTATGTGAATCAACGAACATAGCTTTGATAGTAGTCAGTCATCTACGCAGACCACAAGGACAAGGGCATGAAGAAGGTAGAGACATATCTGTATCTGATCTAAGGGGTTCTCACTCTTTAGTACAGCTATCAGATGTGGTACTTGGTGCATCAAGAAACCAAGTAGGAGACGCTAGTGAAAGACAAAGACTACAGTTAAAGGTATTGAAGTCCAGACATACTGGTATGACAGGAGAAGTAGATAAGTTATTGTACGACCAAAAGACAGGTCGGCTAGTAGTTTATGAAAACACATTCGGAGACTTATGACTTTACTAATTGATGCAGACTGGTTGATCTACAATTCTTGCTGTGCTTGTGAACAAGACACAAGATGGACTGAGCATGAACACACCTTACATTCAGATGAAAGAGATATTATGAATCTGATTGATAACAGGATAGATGTATATAAAAACATAGCAGGAGAAAACCACGACATAATTATGTGCTTTACTTCTTACCCAACATTTAGACATGAGATATTTCCAGAGTACAAGATACATAGAATAGGTAGAAGAAAACCACTAGCTTTGCGATCAGTAATTAATAACTGTAAAAAAATATATGACTGTGTATCTTATCCAAACTTAGAAGGAGATGACGTACTTGGATTACTAGCTACTAACGGACAATACAAAAATCCAATAATAGTATCAGTCGATAAAGATATGAGAACTATACCTTGTAAGCTAATAGCTGCTGAAGAAGTAGAACATATTACAGAGAAGAAAGCTAATAGACACTGGTTTGAAATGTCTATAGCAGGAGACAGTACAGATGGAATAGTAGGAGTTAAAGGCACAGGTATGGTAACTGCTACTAAATTACTAGCAGATACACCTGACACCATAGATGCACTGTGGTCTAAGGTTGCTGAAACATACACAAAGAAAGGCTATACCTTGGCTGATGCCATACTCAATGCAAGACTTACAAGGATACTTAGGGAAGGAGACTATGACTACAACACAGGGGAAGTAAAACTCTGGCAGCCATAAGAAAACCCCCAAGACGAGTCACTTGTCTCAGGGGTTTTCTACGCTTTACCAATGGGTAACCACTCCCATTGATTAAATTGTAGCATGAAATCTATACAAAAGTATTTATATTTCCAGATTAAGAGTTACTATGTTAATAGTTTCAATCTTATTCTTGGCTGTTAAGTTACCACCTATCACTGATGACTTGATTCAAGGACTAGATGAGGTCTTTCCTAACCGCCACCCTGACCTGTCATTTTCTGATAGGGAAGTTTGGTATCGGGCAGGGCAAAGGTTTGTTGTCGATTGGTTAATTGAACAACAAAAGAGACAACGTGAAACTATGTTGACTGAAAAAGTTTTAGATTAGTATTATGTGTTTGGCTTCTAAACCTGCTCGTGCTATGACTCAACCTAAAAAAGCTGAGTTTACTGATGCCCCTCCTGTTGTTACAGGAGAGCAAGAAGGTGTAGAGAATCCATTTGATACTAAAAAAATAACAGATCAGTTAAAACTTAGAAGGAAGAAGAAAGAATCAGGAGTCAAGATTAAAAAAGGCGACCCTAATTTTTCTGACGTTAGAATTGCAGGTCTTACTGCTGAACCTGATACTAGAAGAAAATCTGGTATGGGTAGTACTTCTTCTCCTTACAACACGAAATCTATTTATTAAATTATTATGTGCGTTTTCTCAGCCCCACCACCTCCCCCACCACTACCAGACCCAGAGCCTACAGCCCCTAAAGCTGAAAAGACTGCTGACGCTGTAGTAACTGGACAACAAAGAACCTCTGTTAAAAAGAAAGGACAAAAACTAGGTAGAACTGCTGCAAGGGAAGCAGGTAGAAAAGGCACAGCATCTTTAAGAATACCTTTATTAGGTAAAAAAGAGACTACCAGAAGTGGTAACTTAAACACACCTATTTAAAACAACATGGAATACAATTCTCCTGTAGGTTCAGCAGCGTCACTGTATGAGCAGTACTCTACTGAACGATCTTCTTATTTAAGAGAAGGGCAGGAGTCTAGTAAGTACACTTTGCCTTACTTGATACCTGAAACACAAGCAGGTACAGGTGGTAAACGAACAAAGATCAAAACAAACTATCAAGGGATAGGAGCAGCAGGTACTAATAGTCTTGCTGCAAAACTCTTGACAGGTTTGTTTCCTACAAATGTGCCATTTTTTAAATTAGTTTTAGATCAAATAAAGATAGCTCAACAGGGCGGTACTGAAGCAGTTACAGAAATAGATAAAGCACTGCGTAAAGTAGAAAATGCTTTGATGAGAGAGATAGAAGTCTCTACTGACAGAGTGGCTATGTTTGAAGCACTTAAACATTTAGTAGTTGGTGGAAATGTTTTACTGTATTTACAAAAAGATGGGTTACAAGTATATCCACTAGAAAAATATGTATGCAAACGTGACCCTACAGGGAATACGTTAGAAATTATTATTAAAGAAACAATAAATGCTAAAGCGTTACCACCTGATTTCTTAAAAAATTTACAACAAAAAGCAGAGTACACAGAAAAAACTCTTGAAGAAGACTTAGATATATATACATACGTCAAAAGAGATGGAGATTATTTTAATTATCATCAAGAATGTAAAAATGAGGTCATACCAAACACAGAAGGTAGAGCAAAGAAAGATGTATCTCCTTTTATAAATCTTAGATTTACCCGACTTAGCGGAGAAAATTATGGTCGTGGTTACGTTGAAGAATATAGAGGAGACTTGATCTCTTTAGAGGGGTTAATGAAAGCCATAATTGAGAACGCAGCAGCTTCTGCACGTACTGTTTTTCTAGTAAATCCAAATGGTACGACAAGAGCTTCAACGCTTAGTAAAGCACCAAATGGAGCAATACGAGAAGGTAACGCAAAAGACGTTACAGTTATGCAAGTAGGTAAGGGGCAAGACTTGCAGGTATCTTTTCAAGCAATACAAAGAATAGAACAGAGATTACAATATGCTTTTATGATGGCTAAAGCAGTACAACGTGACGCAGAAAGGGTAACAAGTACAGAATTAAAACTATTAACACAGGAGTTAGAACAAACTTTGGGGGGCATATATTCTATTTTGTCTTCAGAACTACAGCTACCCTATTTAAGAAGACGTATGCACCTATTAACTCAGTCTGGCAAAGTACCAAAACTACCTGATGATGTAGTAGGCATCTCAATTATTACAGGTTTACAAGGTTTAGGTAGAGGACAGGACAAAGAGAAGTTACTTGAGTTTATTACAGTCATGGCACAGGCTTTAGGGGCTGATGTAATGAGACAATACGTTAATCTTGACGAAGCTATTAAGCGTCTGGCTACCAGTATTGGCATTGAAACTGAAGGTTTGATAAAATCAGGAGAACAGATCGCTGCTGAACAACAACAAGCACAACAACAAGAACTTGTTAGAAGTCTTGGTAGTGCTGCTGTAGGTTCTCCGTTACTTGACCCCAAGAAACAGGCTGAAGCAGGTCTTCTTCAACAACAAATGGATTCAAATGCCCAACAACAAGAACAGCCAGTCTAAAAAGACTGCAAAACCTCGTGACAACAATGGGAGATATGTAGCTCCTGAAAAAGCAGTTGTTAGTAGAATAGGAATTAACGAGGAAAACCCTGTGCCTGAGAAGTCAGGAGACAGAGTTACTAGACATGGTTCAACAATTCACTATAGTTAAGAAAAAACCACTATGACATCATCACAAGTGCAGGTTAATGAGACACCTCCTATGTCAGCACAAGACATGGAAAGTCTTAGAGATGAATCAGGTCTTATTGCAGGTAAATTTAAAACTGTAGAAGATATGGTTGCTAGTTACAAAGAACTAGAAGGTAAGTTAGGTGGTGTGCAAGACACACAAACAGAAGAAGCAGAAGAAACAACACAAGAAGAGTGGAATCCTAACGAAATTTATGGAGAAGGTCTTGCTTCTGTTTTAAATGAAGCAGGTATAGACACACAAGAAATTACAAATGTTTTTGAAGAAACAGGAGACATAAGACCAGACGATTATACAAAGCTAGAACAGGCAGGATTTTCAAAACAAATAATTGAAACCTATCTAAATGGTCTTAGAGGTGGTGCTGCTGTTACAGATGAAATCCAACAATCACAATTAGATGATATTAAGTCTGTTGTTGGTGGAGATGAAGGCTATAACAAGTTAAGAGAGTGGACACAGGCTAATGTGCCAGACGAAACTCTTAAAGCATTTGATAAAATACTAGATACTCAAGACCCAACAATGATTAAGGTTGCAGTTGAAGGTTTTGCAGCACAGATGAGACAAGCAGAAGGGTACGAACCAAATCTTATTAATGGTAGAAGTCCACAAGGAGTAACACCATTTAAGACAAGTAAAGAAATAGAAGCTGCTATGGGCGACCCTAGATACGGAAAAGATGAAGCATATACATTATCTGTATATAAAAGACTAGAAGACTCTACTGTTGTTTAATTATGGCTAAAAAAGGACTTTACTACAACATCAACAAAAGAAAGAAAGCAGGTACTAGCAGGTCTAAGAAGAATAGTACTATTAGCGAAAAGGCATATAAGAATATGCAAGCAGGGTTTCCTAAAAAAGGAAAGAAGAAAAAAACAGATCAGTTAAAAATGAGCAAATAGCTCAAGTTAATGATATATTTTATTTAAGCTACTAACTCGTAGTTCATGTCTCCACGCAGAAAATCTTTATCTCTTAGAAAATCTGACAAGAATCCAACAGGAGGATTATCAGAAAGTGGGAGAAGAAGAATAAACGCTGCTACAGGTTCTAAGTTGCAACGACCTGTCACTCAAAAGAGTGGACTTTCGCCTAGACAAAAAGCTAGAAAAAAATCTTTTTGTGCAAGAATGAAAGGTGTCAAAGGAGCTATGAAAGACGATAAGGGTAGGCCAACTAGGAAGGCTCTTGCACTACGCAAGTGGAATTGCTAGGACTCTCATAATACAAATCTGAATAACAAAGTGCCTGAGAATCATATTCCAGATAACGCTTTGGGAAAGGGTTAAGTAGGACAGAGGAAGTAACAACTTATTCACAACAACAGACAAACAGATGGCTAACGCAACTGTATCTCGTCTGGGCTTAGTGAACGCAACTGGTACAAACTTTGACGCTTTATTTCTCAAGGTATTTTCTGGCGAGGTGCTTACAGCATTTAGTCAAAACAATATCTTTAACGAGTCTTTACACACAGTTCGCACTATAGCTTCAGGCAAATCGGCAAGCTTCCCAGTTTTGGGTACTGCAACTGCTGCTTATCACGTTATTGGAGAACCTTTAGTAGGGGCGAACCAAATCAAAGCTAACGAGAAGATTATTAACATAGATGATATGTTGATCTCTCAAGCAGTAGTCGCCAAATTAGATGAATTGAAGAATCACTATGATGTGAGGTCAATTTACACTGCTGAACTTGGTAAGGCACTAGCAAAGGCATACGATCAAAACGTAGCCAAAGTAATTGCAAATGCTTCAAGAGCTTCTACTACATTGACAGGTGGTAATGGTGGACTTGTTCTAACACTACCTACTGGTAATACAACTTCAGCCAACGTCACAGGAGACGAACTGGTTGCAGCTATATATGATATAGCTCAAGAGTTTGATGCTCGTGACATTCCTCCTACAGATAGATTCTGTGTGTTGCCACCTGCTGAATACTATAAAATTCCTGAGTCAGCGACTAGGATTATAGATACTGACTTCAACCCACAGGGTAATGGTTCAGTAGCAGCAGGTCGTGTATCAATGGTTGCAGGTATCCCTGTAATGATGAGCAACAATGTACCACAATCTAACGTAGCTTCTAACCCAAGTGGTGCTAATAACACTTACTCAGGAGATGATAGCAAGACGCTAGGTTTGGTATTCCATAAGTCAGCAGTCGGAACTGTAAAACTACAGGACATGACAACTGAAATCTCAGGCTCAGACTATGGCATTATGTATCAATCAACATTGATGTTAGCGAAGTACGCACTGGGGCATGGAATCCTTAGACCAGAGTGTGCAGCAACAATTAAATTGTCTACTACATAATCTACCTAAATTCCTAAAATGGGGTATTCTATTATTAGATACCCCTTTTTTTTATGCCTTACGGAAAAGGTACTTACGGAAACAAAGTAGGAAGACCTAAAAAAAAGACAGACGATAAAAAGAAATCGTCAAAAAAAAACAAACTAATGGCTCTAAAGTTATCAAAAAAGTAAAGAACAATGGCTGTAGCTGCAAGCACTGAACTGGAATGTGTAAACATTATGCTCGCTGCAATAGGCGAAGCACCAATAAATAAACTAACAGGCTTGCTTCCTGTAGATGCAAGAACTGCACAATCAACTTTGCTTGAAGTTAACAAGTCAGTTCAATCTGAAGGTTGGTCATTCAATATGGAGTTCAATGTTGTATTAACTAAAGACTCTGTTACTAACGAAATCACTATTGCTAATAATGTTTTAAAAGTAGATACTAATGTATATGACCACCCGACTACTGACGTTATACAAAGAGGATTAAAATTATACGATAGAAAAAATAATACTTTTAAATTTGATGGAGATATAACTTGTCATATTACTTACTTTAGAGATTTTACAGAACTACCTGAACCTGCTAGATATTACATGACAGTAAAAGCAGCAAGGCTTTTTGTTGACAGGCTAATAGGAGATGACGGACTAAGAACATATACAGCACAAGATGAAGCAAGAGCAAGAGCAATACTTATGGAAACAGACTTGTCTAATGCAGATCATAATGTTTTATCAGGCGACCCTAATCTAAATAATCCAATCAATACATTTACTCCTGCTGATGTTCTTAATAGGTAATTATGGGAATTGTATCAAGAGCTATTCCAACTTTATTGAGAGGAATTTCTCAAGCTTCTGACTCATCTAAACAAGCTGACCACGCAGACATACAAGACAATGCAGATAGTAACCCTGTTGTTGGTCTTATAAAAAGATCAGGCATACAACACGTTACAAATTTAAGTACACAAAGTTTAGGAAATGTTCATATACAAACTATCAACAGAGATGTTAATGAACAGTATGTAGCTATCTTTAGTAATGGAAATGTAAAGGTTTATGATTTACAGGGAAATGAAAAGACTGTTGTAACTCCTGATGGTACAACTTACCTGAACACAACAAACCCAAGAAGTGAAATTAAAACTGTAACTATTGCTGACTTTACTTTTGTTGTTAATACCAGTGTGGCTACTGCTATGGATACTACTTTGTCAGGTGGTACAGGAACGAAAGCAATTATATTTATTGAGCAGGTTTCAAATAACACTGTCTATACTGTCACAGTAGATGGGGTAACTGTCACAGATGACACTACTAATGACTCGACTCTTAGTACTTCAGGAGTAGCCAACGATATAGCTAACGGACTTGCAAGTGGATTGACAGGATTTGATGTAACAAGAAATGGAAGTGTTATATATGTTAGAAAAACAGATGGAAGTAATTTTTCTATAGATGGAAGTGACACTCAAGGTAATACACAACTATCTATTGTAAAAGACTCAGTACAAAGATTTACAGACTTACCTACTGTTTCCCCTAATGGTTATGTTGTTGAAGTAAAAGGAGATGACCAGACTAACTTTGATAATTACTTTGTAAAATTTGTCACTAACAATGGTGGAACTTTTGAAGAAGGACAATGGGAGGAGACAGTACAGGCAGGAATACCTTTTAAATTTGATGCTTCTACTATGCCCCACGTTTTAATTAGACAGGCAGATGGTAATTTTAGATTTGCAAGGGTTGATGGGGATACTTATACTTTAAATGGAACGGATTACACTTTACCTGTTTGGGGAGAACGTACTTCAGGAGATGAAATATCTGCCCCTGACCCTTCCTTTATTGGTCGTAAAATAAATAACGTATTTTTCTTTAGAAACAGATTAGGCTTTCTGGCAGATGACAACGTGATCTTGTCTAACGTGTCAGACTTTTTTAACTTCTTTCCTGATACTGTTTTAACTATTGTTGACTCACACCCTATAGACGTTGCAGCTTCACATACAAAAGTTGCTATCTTGAAACACGCTGTAACTATGGGAGAGCAGTTGATTCTATTCTCAGAACAAACGCAGTTTATATTATCTAGTTCAGCAGACAACTTAACACCATTAACAGCTAACGTACTTGTAGCAACTGAGTTCGAGTCTTCAGATGACGCACCGCCTGTAGGTTCTGGTTCTTCTATTTATTTTTTAACCAAAAAAGGAGCTTTTGCAGGTATTAGAGAATATATAACTCAAACAGATGTAACTCTAAAAGATGCTAGTAACATCACTATTCATGTACCAAGACTTATACCAAGCGGAATATTTAAGCTTGCTGTATCTAATAACCAAGATATTTTAGTTTGTTTGGGAACTGATAATCCTAACAAGTTATATATCAACAGATGGCTATTTGGTACACAAGGACAGAAGGTACTAAATAGTTGGTTTACTTTTACTATTAATGAAAACAGGTCTATAAAAAATGTTGACTTTATAGGTACTGATTTGTTTATGGTAATAGAAGAAGCTAGTAATGTAACTTTAGAAAAGTTACCTTTTGAATCTGACTATAAAGAACAATACGCTAGTTTTGAATACCACTTAGATCATAAAGTTACTGAGTCAGATATAACAGTTGCATATAACACAACAACTAAAAAAACTACTTTTACTTTGCCTTACAGGTTAAGAGCAAATATGAATGTGGTTGGCAGATATACAGCACCTAATGAAACCAGTACGTTTGTTGATCTAAATGGTACGACTCAAACATTAAAAGCAGGCACAATAGTCAAAACTACAAACGCAACTGATGGCACGACATCAATAATAGAAGCTAATGGAAACTATACAAATGCAAAGGTTATTATTGGAGAACCTTTTGATATGCACTACAGGTTTAGTAAACAAAGAATTACTGAATCTCCACAACAAAGTAGTGCTGAAATTATTAGTTCAAGATTACAGCTACACCATTTTTATATTAAGTTTGAACAGACAGGGTTTTTTAAAGTAGAAGTAACACCTGAGTATAGAGACACAAGTGTTCACAAATTTAGTGGTCGTCTGCTAGGTGCTGCTTCTTCAGCTATTGGAGAAATCAATTTAGCTACAGGTACATTTAGAGTTCCAATAATGACTAGAGCAGACAGAGTTGATATAGATGTCAAAAATATTACCTTCTTACCTACGCTGTTAGCTAGTGCAGAATTTGAAGCTATGTTTAATATGAGAAGTAGGAGAATGTAGTATGGGGCATTTAAGAAAATGCACCCTTAAAGATGTTCTTCATGTAAGTGACAACATGAGGGCTATGGATAGACTTGAAGCTGTTTATCAAACAAACCAAGACCCTGATGCTGCATTAAAAATTTCTTATCTTTCTAGTAAAACAGTTATGGCTATCTGTGGAGATGATGATAACCCGATTGGTGTATGTGGAGTAACTAATAATGGTGTTATATATATGGTTGCTACAGATGAATTATTTTCTAAGAAAAAATATAAAATACAATTAATAAGAGAAGGCAGAAAATGGGTTGATGATCTGTTGAAATCATATAAAATTCTATACAATGTGGTATATGCGGAGAATACAGCAGCTATGAAATGGTTAAATACTTTAGGGTTTAAATTTATCAAGTATCATAAAGAATATGGCGAACACAAAAAACCTTTTGTTCAATTTATGAGGACAATCTAATGTGTTTTGTAGCACTTGGCACAGCATTAAGTGGAGGAGCTTTAACAGCAGGTACAGGAGCAGGACTATTTGGTGCTTCTTTAGCTCTTAGTGCAGGTACACAAATTTTAGGTGCTGCTTCTAAAAATAGAATAGCTAGACAACAAGCATCATACGCATATCAAGCAGCAGAGAGAACAGCTAGATCGGCTGATGCTGCTATGACTGCACAGCAAGAAGCATTAAATGCACAATTACAAGAACGAAGGGCTGATGCTGCACAAAAGAAATTAGCAAAGACTGTTGAAGGATTAAAAGCTAGAGGGTCAGTAGCAGCAACAGAAGGTCGGTCAGGTAGATTAATGCAACTTATACAAATAGACGTAGATAGACAAGTAGCAGGAATGAGAGAAAGTCTTAGTCAGTCTTTAGAATCAGCAGAAGTCCAATATAGTAGAGATGTTGCAGGAATAATTGGACAAAGAGATAGTCGTAGAAATCAAGCTATGGATATAGGCAATAGAGGATATATGGAAGCACAGAAAAATTATCAAGGTTTACTACCTACAATAGCTAATATAGCGTCTGCGGGTTTACAGACTTATATAGACGTTGACCCAAATCAAAGAACCTTTACTACAAAAGAATAAATGGCAGTACCAGAGGGCTTTCAATCATTCACACAACCTAGAGATACTTTTGTTCAACAAAGTACTCAGGCTGCTATTAACGTAACTGACCCATTAACTCAGGTTGCTACTGCGTTGGCGACTATAGAACCTACTTTGCAAAAATTTATACTACAAAAAATCGAAGATAAAAAAGAAGAAGAAGTAGCAGCAGGACAATCTAAAGGTCAACAAGCAGGTCGTGTATATACCAAGACAGAAAAATTATTATATCCACGAAACGTAGAGATAGACGAAACTTCAGAAGAATACGCACAATCTTTAGTTGCTTTAAGAAAAAATCAAAAAGCAATAGATGTAGAAATTACTAGAGGAAGAAGTGCATGGTTTAAAAACGCATATCAAGAAGCTAAAGCTATAACTTTAGGTAAAAACTTTGCAGTAGAACTTGAAGCTAACTACGACACTTATAGAGTGCCAGACAGCGTTACAGGAGAAATGAAACCACTTTCTGCATATCCTTTTCAAAGTCCAGAAGTGCAAAACTATATCAGTTCATTTAGAAATAAAAATGTTGAAGCAGCTAATATAGAAGACTTTTATTTTAATAGATCATTTCTACCACAGATAGAAAAAGGAGTAACAAAGTTTGCTACAGAACATGAAAAAGACCACTCATACTACAAGTTAGAAGAATATAGTAAATCGCTAAAAGAAAACTTAGGGTTAACTTGGACTGCTTATCAGCTTAAAAAAGCAAAGTTTGGAGATAAAGCAGATATGACAGCAGAAGCTAATGATATTAAACTCATGGTTGAAAACGTAGCAAAGTTATATCAAGCAGAAGATTTGGCAAAAATTTATGACGAAGTAATTATTCCTTGGATTATGGAAAGAGGATTATTAATGGCATCTAATGACCAAATAGGTGCAGAAAGATTTGACATAGCTAGAGAATTTTTAAAAGAATTTACTATGCTGTTTCCTCGAAAGATGAAAACAGAAACAGTAATAAATAAAAAAGGAGAAGTAGAAGTAAAACCAGTATTAAGACAAGTCTTTGAAGAAGATGGTAGTCCTACTATTGATGAAAAAGGTAAAGCTGTATTTGAGCCAGAATATTTTGACCAGAATGTTTTACAAACAAAAAAGAATTATGAGAAGAAATTAAACACTGCACTAAAAGCAATTAATACTTTAGAAGTGC